CGAGGGGCTCGCGCTCATCGAGCTCCTCGTCGGCGGGTGCATCCTCATCCTGATTGCCTGGTTCCTGTTTCGCTAGCGACGGCGCAGGTTCAGCACTTGCAGTGAGGCTCGGTTGGCCTCGCGCCGATCGCGGATCTCCAAGAGTGGGTTGATCTCGAGCACCTCGAGCTCCCACACGATGACCTCGACACCGCAGTACTGCTCACCGACGAGCTCGTACTTCTCCAGCCGGGAGCGGGCGACCTGGCCGTCGTCCTTGTAGATCTCGGCCGTCGTGAGCGAGTCCAGCACGGCGCGTTGCATCTTGTCGATGTCGTGCTTCTTGATCGCGTAAGCGATGCGGTCGTGCCGAGCCTGGGCGGGGCGGCTCTTGGGCATGGGTATGAAGAACCGGAGCGTCACAGCCACCGGGCAATCGACCAGGGTTTCCCAGTGGGCCAGGTTCGCTGCCAGTCGGGCGGTGTCCGAGATTTTCTTGCGCCATGGTTTGAGATCGACACTCCCGGTGGTGATGAGGGCGCGACCGCCGTTCTTGGTGGTGACCTCACGCATCCCACCCTGGGTCTGCGGGTGGCCTTGGACGAAGAACGACAGCGGCTCGGTCATTGAACAAACCGTGGGTGAGCAATGATGTTGCAGAGCAGCTCGCGCAGCGTGAGTCCGGTGACATCCAGCTCCCAGTGACCGTCCTCGGGCGGAGCGTTCGATGGCTCATACCAGTAGGCCATGGCGTACCACGGCGGCACGTTCGGATCTCCGCCGCCGTTGCTGATCAGGATGTCGGGGATCTCGTCCTCGACCATGTCGAGCAGAACTTGGATGTGATCGGTGGTCATGGCTTGGTCCTTCGGTAGAGGCCGATCAACTCGGCCGTGTCGCGGTGGTGGTCGAGCCAGTCATGGTGATAGCGACAGAGCAGCACACAGTTCTCGTCGTTCAAGTCACCGTCTGGCCAGACCGAACGCGGGGTGATCTCGTGCACATCGAGGTGGCCGGAGCAACGTTCGGTGTTGATGGTGAAGTGCAGCTTGGCCGGCGCGGGCGGCACGTAGTACCAGAACCGACAGGTTCGGTCACGGTTGCGCACTCGAGCTACCGTTTGTGATCGCGCGAGTGCCTTGCCCTTCTTCTTGCGCCCGACTCTGGCGAGTGGTGTTCTCTTGAGTGGAGCGCCGCGTTTCATGAGTTGATTCCACGGAGTTCGTCGGCCCACATCGACACGCATTGCCGAGCTTCGTGCTCGGCCAAGGCCCAGTTGCGCAGCTGCTTGTAGACCTTGACCATGCGAGAGAAGGTGATCGGGGTTCGTGGGATCTGAGTCTCTGGTTCCTCGCCACAGCAGGCCCAGTCATCCATCTCATCGTTCCAATCCTTCAATGCAGCAGCGATTCCGCTGATCACCCGTCGTTCGATGCAGGCATCGCAGCCGATGGTGAGCTCGAGTGGGTCGTCGTGGTCGTGGGTCATCGGGTGTTCCGCAATAGATGGATTGCGTCGAAGGCGCCGGAGTCTTGGTGATAGGTGGCTGCAAAGATGCCCTCATCCCATAGCGCGTTGAACACGTTGACGAGCCGTTCCCATGACACCTTGCCATCGGAGCAGTCAGGGCACGGTTCGGGGTTGCCCCACGTGTAGCGGTACTCCCATTCCTCATCGTCAGGAGCGCCGCCGATCTCGCCCTTCCCGCCGCATGTGGGGCACGGCGGACGTAGGGCGTGGAGGGCGGCAAGGACTTCTTGGTTGCGACGGATTCTTGCCGCTGCATCCTCAAGCGCATCGGCCACCTCGGTCGGGGTGGTGTCCATCGGCTCGTTGCATAGATAGACGGCGAGCCGTTCCAGCCTGTCGGGGTCGGATAGGTGACTCATGGTGTTTCCCCTTCCGCGAAGTCGGCCCAATCGTCAGCGTTGACCAGTTCGTTCCACTTCGCCTCCATCACGCGGTGGCATGAGCACTCGGGGTGCATCCCGGCTCCGTTGATCCAGTGCATCGAGCAGGAGTCGATGTGCCATTCTTGGATGTACTCCCACAAGTCCTCGGCCATCGACTGCCAACGCTGCTGCGCGAAGTACATCAACTGCCCGAGGTGGCGCTCCTGGACAACCGCCTCCTGCGCTGCCTCTAAGGCGTCAGCGGCCTCCAACAGGGAGGCTTCACACTGGTCAGCGGTTCCGATCTCGTCAGGTTGAGCAAGACCTGACTTGCGGAACAACTCGGCGAACTCTCGCAGGTCGGCCACGATCCCTGCTGTGGTGCGCTCACTCATCGCAACGCCCGCCGTCGTGCCTCGACCAATGCTCGCTTCTTCTTGCGTTGGTCGGCCTGCTTGCGCTTGCGTTCATTGCGACGCTGCTCATCACGGCGGGCCTGCTCTGCCTTCACGGCATGGATAGCACGCTCTCGTCTGACTTGATTCATGGTGGTCTCCTACCAGGGTGGGGCGAGCTCGAGGCCCGGGAACAGAACGCTGACCTCGAATGAGGGTGGAACGGGTGGTTCGGCCACTGCCACGACAGGCTCGAGGATCATTGGTGGTGTCTGACAATCGACCAGCGCGCGGTACAAGCTGATCAGCTGGCCGTCGCGTTGCACGAGGACATCGGCGTAGTACCAGGGGTTCATCGATGCTGCCAGTACCGCGTCGGCTGTGCCTGCTGCCTCGTTGACCGCGACGTGATAGGGCGGATTGGATCCCTGGTTGGCGAACACTCGATCGCCGGGGACGAGGTTCTCGACGTGGATCGTGAACGACTCGCACGTCGCCGATGCCGTTGCGATAGGTGCCGGCGGGCTAGCCGTCAGGAGCATCGCGATGATGAGCGCTTTCATTTCCTGCCTCCAATATGGTGATCCGTGGGCCCCAGCCACGGAAGTGTGTGTGCTTGTGCCAGCACATGGGGGGATGTGCTCTACGGAATGGGCCGAGTAGGCGGATCCGCTGTTGACATTGCGGGCAGACGTAGGTGTCGACCCAGCCACGAAACCAGGTCAGCATGGTGCTCACGGTGTCCTCCACTGCACTCGCCCATCGGCGATGTTGATTGGCTCGAGGTCACCGGCGCGAACCTTGACCGAGCAGTTCGCCATCCGGGTCCAGTCTCCGTTGACGCCAGCGCGCACCGCATCGAGGTACGAATCGGGGTCGAGCCCGAAGTTCTCGGCGTCGGCGCGTAGCGCGGCTTCGATGCCGAGCTGCTCATCGGTGACGAGCTCGGCCTCGGCGATGTCGTCATAGGGTGGACCGTCGATACCGTCAGCGTCGGTCTGAGGTGCGTATCCATGGCGTCCGGCGGTGAGCTCAGGGTGCCCGGATTGGGGGCTGTGTGGCCCTGTGCCGATTGAAAGGGTTGTTGGCCCGGAGATCATCTCCACGACCGAGGAGCGGACAGCCAGACGGGGTACGACAAAGTTCTTCTTCTTGCCGTTGACCATCTTCTCGCGCTTCTCCATCGACAGGACCGCGTCGACCAACCGGCCACGTCGATCCATCTCCAGGATCATGTCGTGCATCCCGGGCAGTTCTTGCGCAGCGTTCCAACCCTTCGACTCGAGCCGCCAGGTACCAAGGAAGCTGAACTCGGGGAGCACGACAGTCAGTCGGGAGTGGGCATCGCACTGCATGAGCTCCTGCTCACGGCAAGGGCAGGGGATCTCGACCATCTCGTAGTCATCGCCAGCAGCCTGTGCGATGGAGCACACCACTCCATCGCACCGGCGCTTGATCCCGCCACCAGACCATGCCTCGTACTGTGTGTCGAACCCGCCGGGAATGAGCATGACGTTGATCTCCGTGGCTTCTGAGTACAACTGCCACTGCTTCGAGGGACTGGCTTTGGGATCCGACCAGGCCGTGACGTTGCCGCCGTAGACCTGAGCGATCTGTTCGAGGATGGGTCGATCCGGCGAGGTGAACCGGAATGCATTGAGCCCGCGCTGGCTGCCGTTCGTGCCACCCTTGTCGCCCATGCGGATGCGCCCTGCCTCGGGCGCGCGACGGGTGATGTTGGCGATTGGTGTGATCTCACGCCGGATCATCGATGTCCTCCCATTCTTCGAGCTCCTTGCGGATGGCTTCGAGCATCTTCTTCTGCGTGGCGCGGTCGGGTGGCATCATCGTGAAGTGCCCTTCGGGCCGCGCCCATCCCCAGTGGGTCTCAGCGAGCGCGGCCATCGTTGACGCTGCGGTCATGAACTTGTCGAGGCTGGTCTGGATGGCGACCGTGCCCTCCTCGTCGCACGACAAGATCATCACAGCCGGCTCACCCGACTGCATGCCACCCTCCATGACGATCACTGTCATCGCAGGGTTCTCGGAGAGATCGATGATCGGCTGAGGGAACGTGGTCGGTGGTGGATCGTTCTTGCCCTGGGCGAAGATATGAAGTTCCATATCAGTCGGTCGTGTCCTCGACGACCGTGGGCTTGACCGTGCCGATCTTGAACTTCGACACGCGCGAGTGGGTGGCCTCGGCGCCGCTGTCCTTCAACCGGACGCCGAGCATGGTGGCCTCGGCTGCGGAGATGGCCTCGACTTCGAACATCTCGATGGTCTCGGTGATGAACGGGACGGTGTACTTCTGGCGCTTAGCCATTGGGGTTCTCCTTGGGGTTGTTGGGATCGATCTCGAAGTGCATGAACTCTCGGCCGCGCCACTCCATCACACCGACGCGACGGATCATGCCTGCCTGTTCGAGCAAGCCACGAGAGCGCGCCACAACACTGCGCTGCTGGCGTGTGTTGGTCTGCTGCTCGATGCGCTCGGTGATGTACGTGTCGTTGGCATAGGCGTTCAGACTGCGCGCATACCTCATTGCTTCCCAGATCGATGCCATCAGCGTCGTGTCCTTGGCGATGGCCTTCAATGCTTTGTCGCTGGTGTACGGATCAGTGCGACGCGCGTGCGGCTCGGGGAATGAGAGCTGGGTCATGGCTGACACCACACCACAGGCTGAGAAGCGACCTCCTCGGCAGAGGGAAGATCCCAGCCAAGAGCGCGGGCAACGTACTCCCACGCTTCCCATGTTTGATCGGCGCGGGCTTGCTCGGCAGCGTGATCTCGTTCGGACTCCGCCTTGTTGTACTCGTCGACCTCGTCCTGCGTGTCGAACCATTGCTCGTCGAGTGTGGCGGGCGGCAACGGGACACAGCGATGCACCTTGGCCGAAGCGCTCGCCCAGATGCGGCCACGCAGCGCGTTGAATGCGTCTTGGCTGATCACGCGTCCACCTTCTTCGAGATCGTGACGGACGCACCACCATCGGAGACACACTGGTCGAGCCAGTCGCAGTACTCGCACATCCAGGTGGTGCCGGTCTCGACAACCTCGCCGTCGATGTTGTACTTGACCCACTTGGCCTTGCCCTTGGCGGGCTTCGGGTCGATGACCATGGAGCCGCCGGGGTAGTCCGGGTGAGACAGGACACGCTCGGGCATGATGATGCCATCTTCGGTGGGCGTGGCCAGTGCGAGCAGTCGGATCTCTCGCTTGGCCTCGACGTGCACTGCCTCACGCAACGTCTTGGATGCGCCGGGGAATGGCTCGTCCATGTCGAACACCCACTCGGCGCAGAACCGACCGAACTCATCAGCAGCAACAGCCTCGGCCAGTGAGGGCGCGAGGTTCTCCATCGCGAAGTACACGAGCCGGATCTTCTGCGCACCGATCGCCACCGCGACGAGCGCGGCCTGCATCGCGTGTTCCCACTTGGGCCCCTCGGGTGGACCGTTGAAGTTCGATGCCATGAGCTTGAAGGCGTAGCCACCAACGGTCTTGATCTCTGCCACCTCGGTGGGCTTGCCGTCGAGGTAGTGGATCCAGTCACCATGAGCGGAGCCAGGCATGATGGAGGAGAGATCGATGGCCTCCTCCTCGAACCATCCCTGCTTGAGGTTCTTGTCGTCGACATCGCCAGTGAGGACACCGACGCTCGCGAGCTCATCGTGGACGAGAGTGCCGAGTCTCATGCGGAACACGCCGGCTGCATCGGTGGCGTTGGTCGGTGTGGTGCCGACGAGGCTGTACCAGAAGGCACGATCACAACGCAGTGCTACCGCACTGGCCCGCAGTGGAAGCTCCTCGATGGCTCGAGCTCGACGGAAGTCGGGCCCTGCTTGGTACTGCTCCCACCACGCGTGGGCGACGGGGCCGGCAATCTGCTGCTCGGATGATGGGATGGGTAGGCGGTCGCTGCCCTTGCGAGGCAGATCCTCGTTGCTGCGATTGATCATGTGCTCTCCTTGGTGGTGGTGTGTAACAGCTTACACCTTGGGTGTTACAGTGTGCTTCCATGACACGAACCCGATCAACAGGTGACCAGTACGCGTGCGAGATCCTCGAGACAATCAAGGAGATCAGAGCCGAGCGCAAGGCGTGCACTGCCAGTGAGGTGTCACGGCTGATGCGGGTCTCTCACACGCTCATCGTTCGACAGCTCGAGGTGCTGCGCAAGGCAGGCTTCGTCGACTGGAACGCGATGATCGGCTCGGTACACGTCACTCCGGCGGGTGGGAAGTACATCGTTGCCGTGCGTGAGAGAGGTGAGACTCCATTGGCCGATGCCAAGGGTGCAAAACAGGCAGTGCCCGCCGGTCTTTCGGATCCGGCGGACACGAGCCCTGCTCTACCTGGCTGAGCTACAGCAGCAAGCTGCTGGAGGGATTCGAACCCCCGACCTCAGTCGTCGACGCCGAGAGGATCATCGTCTGGATCCTCGCCGAGTGGCAGGGCTTGGATGCCCTTGGCTTCGTCGATCTTCTTGCGCTGCGCGCTGATGGCCACGTCAACGTCGGCCTTGCTGACCAACGTGGCGACGCCGGCGCGCAGGATGTGCTTGCGATTCAGGCTCTCGGTGTCCTTGATGACCGGGAACTCAACGGCTGTGACCTCGCACTCGAGGACCACGTAGACCGTCTGGCCGTGGTGCAACTCGGTGTGCTCGATCGACATGGCTTGGCTGAGCCCGTCGCCGGCGTTGCGGATGGCGACGCTGGATGTGATGACATCGCGACCGTCGAATGGAGAGAGGCTCACTGGTCCACCTCCTGCGCGATGAATGCGCGAACTGCTGCGTCCTTCGATTCGAGCAGCTTGCGTAGAGCGACGGTGCGCTCCGGGTTCCTCGGCAGGTTGGCGATGAGATCGTGAGCCATGTCATGGAAGGGCTGACTGATCAGCTGCAGATGTTCCGGCAGATGGTCGTAGCGGAAGAACTGGATGATGTGCTCTTGCATGTTTCTCCTTGGTGGTTGGGTTGGTGCAACAGCTTACACACTGCGGATGGTCGAGGGCTTCATCCCGTACATCTGATCAGCAGGGCAGTCACGGTCCAAGATCATCACGAACCACAGACGGTGCCCTCCGCTCTCGATGAACTCGCGGCTGATGCCATAGGTTGCCGCAGTGACGGGATAGCCATTGAATCCAGCAGCGATGATGGCAGCAAGGACGTGCATCAGAAACTCCTGTGCATGGTTCGGTACTTCTCGGGTCCGGGTGTGTTGGGCGCCGGCTCGCCGTTGCGCCACGTTGCCGCATCAGGGCATGTGCTGAAATGCGAGACATACCGCTTGCCGTCGTCAGTGGTGTCGAGCTCGTCGAGCAACGAGGGCTCGACCACGAACGAGTGGACAGGTCGTTCATGGTCGAGCCGCAGGTTGCCCCCAGCAACGGGCTCGGCATCGACGGGCATCCGCTTGCCCTTCTCGGTCAGCGTCCACACGATGAGTGCTTCGCATGACCGACAGTGAGCGCAGACTCGTCCCTCGATGGTGGTGGTCTCCATGTGCAACAGTTTACACAGTTAGCACGAGGCGTAGCCACCAAAGTGCCAGCCATCGGGAGTCTTGACGGCAACGGCTGGGCCCCACTTGTCGTCGTAGACCTCGGCGGCGCGCTTGAGCTGAGCCTTGTCGGCTGTGGTTCTGAGCAGGTTGAACGCATCCCAGCGTGCGGTCAATCTTGCCAGCCACTCCTCGGATTGACCGTACTTGGTGGCGTAGTCGGGCAGGGTCTCGAGGGTCGGCCGATCACCGAGGGGCTCGATCTCGTCGCCGTAGCTGATGTCGGCGAGGTACTCGAAGAACATCGAGGGCTCGACGCCGGCGGGCAGCGTGGTTTCCCAGTACCCGGACTTGACGTTGATCTCGCCGGTGTAGCCACCGTGGCCGTACTCGTAGTTCGCTGCTTCGACTGCCTCGTTGTAGGCCTCGCTGACCGTGTCGGCTTTCCATGGGCCGGTGTGGAAGTTGGTTGCTCCCATCAGATTGTCTCCCAGCTAGTGACTCGGTGGATGTTGGCGCCGGTCTTGGGCGCGTGGCCGGCGATCCATGCACGCATGTACTCGTCGGATGCTCGACTCGGCCCGGTGCCGGTGGTGTACCACTTGCCATCCGGTGCCTTGTAGCTGACGTAGGTGAACGTCAGCGGGTTGTTGTCAAACTTGGCGTCGAAGCAGATCACGTTGCCGATCTCGTACTCGGTGAGGTCCGGCAGCGCCTCGAGCTCCTGTTGTTTGCGGATCAGGGCGTTGAGGTGGCGGGCAGCCAGGTCGATCTGGCCGTTGAGGTCGGTGACCATCAGACGCACACCTCCCGGATGATCTTCAACGCCTGAGCCTTCATCGGCTCCGGGCGCAGGATGGTGCGGGTGATGTACGTGTCGCGGCTGCGGTAGCCGCGCAGGTGGTCGGCGTACTCGGTCGCTGTGTTCAGCAGACCCAGCCCGGTGCCGATCAAGGTCTCGTTGGTGGCGCTGTTGTATGCCTGGGTGAACCGAGCTCGAGCGTTCTCCCAGTTGTTGACGACTCGGGTGGAGTGGATGTTGCCGGGGTCCAGTGGGAAGAACGCATCCAAGAAGTTGGCGTACACCGAGGCATCGACGTGATAGCCGTGGAGCTCGGCAGCGATCTCTCGCCAGCCGGCGGAGTCGGAGCGTGTGCCACGGATGACCTCGTGTGCTTCGTTGATCCGTTCCTGCACGTTGCTCGTGTGCCGGAAGGTGTACTGCGTCTGCGCGCGCTGGCTCTGGAAGTCAGCGATCATGTTGGTGTTCATGCACACGATGCGGACGTTGCCCGACTGGGCACGCATCGAGCCGCTGCCGTCGTGGTGGTTGACCACGCTGACGAACGGATGCGACTCGCTGTTGTCGCCGGGCAGGATGAAGGGCTCGGGCAGTTGCATCAGGGCCCAAACCACTGAGCCTCCACGCAGCGAGCCGCCGGTCTCCCACTGAGCACCCTCGTCGGCGAGCGCCTCACAGATCTCGAACATGGTCTGGTTGAGAATCGGCTCGTACTCCTGGGTGACACCGTGACCGATGACGACGCCGGTGTCGTCGCGTTCGATGAGCGCAGCGTTGGGCACCTCGACGTAGGCAGTCTGTGTGACCTCCTCGAAGTCGATCGGGTGGCCCCACTCGTTGAAGATCGGCTTGACGCCGATGACTTCCTGCACCTGCTGGTAGGCGGGCACCTTGCGCGGCTCCCATGTGACGCCGGCCGCTTCGCGTGCCTCGTCGATGTTCTTCGGTGCTTCGGCAAGGGTGTTGCCGAGACCGTGCCAGGCTGCCTTGCGGACCTGGAATCCGGTGTCGTACTCGTGACTCATGGGTGTGTCTCCTTGGTGGTGTGGGATTGGTGATCGGGTTCGGGGGGAGGGACGAGGCGGTCGGGATCATCCTCGTCGACATCGATCTCGATGCGGTAGTACCGATCGAGGCAGGGCTTGCATTGCAGGCAGGTATCCCATGTGATGCCGGTGGTGCGGTTGGTGCGCAGTGAGTTCGAGTGGCCCTCGTCGCACGCCCACCACCTCATGCTGCCACCTCGTAGACGGGGCGGTTGACGGGTGGGTAGCCGCGCTGGTCCATGATGCGATGTGCTCGGGCGAGCAGGCGCAGTAGTGAGTCGGCTTCGCGCTCGATGCGTTCGTTGCTGAACCTGCGGTCGGGGAATCCATTGACGCGTGTGCTCATGTTGGTACTCCCAGGATGTTGTCGATCGCGAGCTGGCGATCGTCGGGATCGGGTGGGCAGAGGTGACCGAGGTGTTCGATCGAGCACTCGTTGAGCCGGCGTTGACGGTGAGTAAACCACTCATCGGTGATCGTGATGATTCGAGTGATCGCATCGCCGGCCTCTCGCTTGATGGCCTGCCATGTGGTGTGCTCGAGGACCGGCCAATCACTGACGGTCATCGCGTTGTAGCTCTCGGTGCCATCGAACAACTCCATCTCCTCACCCCATTCGGGTGTGGATTCCTGGTGTGTCTCGAAGGGGACGCCGAGCTCGCGCAGTACCTCGAGGATAGCGGCGGTGTCGTTGTCGCCGATGCCGTAGTTGAGGCAGCCCTGCACCTCGTACTCGGTGGCGTTCTGGTCGGGGTGGTCATCGATGGTGATGTCGGTGAACTCGTACATCTCCTCGAGGATCTGGTCGACGAACCATGGAATCTTGCCGTTGGCTTTCCAGGTGTCGGGTGTGCGGATGGTGATGCGGCAGTGGACTGGCTCTCCCATCAGTAGAACTCCAATCGTTCGTGAGCATCGACGGCACGCTGCGCGCCGTCGATGAATTGCGTGGTGATCTGGCGCCAGTGGGCATAGTCCATGTCCTTGGGCAGCTTGTCGATCAGTTGCTCGAGGCGCGGAATGAGGAACTCGACATCATCCGGTTCGAGGTAGCCATCGCAGTCGGAGTGCACCAGCAGGTACATCAGCGGATCCTCTGGCTTCTCGCTGCGCGACCAGGTGCCCTCGTAGTTGGCACTGGTGAAGTCGTTGTAGAGCACAGCGTCAGCGATCTCATGCTCGAAGCCACCGTTGTTGAACTTGACGAGCTCGTAACCAGCGGCGGTGGCCAGCGCGTTGCGCCAGTTGGAGAAGGTGCTGTAGCTCATGTGGTAGGCGTCGTGGCTGATGTCGAGTCCCATGTCAGAGTCTCCGTTCGAGTTTGTGCTGGAGCAGCACGATGTTGGTGATGGCGGATCGGCCGGCGGCACTCATGCCGTTGACCTCGATGGTGTAGCGGTGTGACTTGAGCGCAGCGACAAGGGTCTGAATTTCGTCAACGTCGAAGTCGAAGCGCTTGGTTGGTAGGCGCTCGATGCGCCGGCGCGATGGTGTTCGGGGTAGGTCGGCAAGCTCAGTCATCATCCTCCTCGTTGTCGAGCTCGCACCGTGGGCAGGTAACGAGCAGTGCAGGGAACACGCCATGATCGTCGCACTCTCGAAAATGTCCCTCGTCCTTGAGGATGTCGGCGATGCGTTCGGTGATCTCGTTGCTGTCCCAGGTGTTGTCGTCGGCGGTGTTCATCTCAAAGATCCAGGCGATCTCCTGGAGCACGGTGTTCTTGGTGCGGCCGGTCATGGTCTGGATCCGTTGCGGATCACGATGAGATCGTCGACCAGTTCGGAGCGTGTCGATTGGCAGGCAGCGGGAGTGAATCCGCCGGCGTACAGCCAGCCAAGCAGCGCAACGGCGTGCTCGTGGCGGTCACGGTTGGAAGCAAGGGGATCGAAGGCGATGGCGAATGCCACGTCGGGATCCATCAGTGCACCACCACCATCGAACGTGCCTCGTCCTCGGCCCAGGAGATGTGGTCGGAGCACACGAACCAGATGATCGCGCGGGTGCGGATCATCTCCGGGCTGAGCACCTCGTCTACCTCCTGGGTGACGACGTTGGTGACCTGCTGGTCACAGTGCGGGCCCTCGCAAGGGCCATCGAGATCGGTGACGTTGACGTAGCTCATGTCTCTCCTCCCAACATTCCAAGGACCGACTGAACGGCAATGAGAGCCATTCGAGTCAGGTCGAGGTCGTTGTAGATTCGATCGGCGAGAAGGATCTGATCTTTAAGTTCGGTGTTGAGCTCGGCCTTCCTGTTCTCGGCGTGCTCGTGCTCCAACTCGAGAGCTTGGATGATGTCGTTGAGTTCGGTGATGGTCGTATCGAGACTCATGACACTGTCCGTCCGGTCTCGAGGTTGACCAGCGCCCACGTGCCGGTGCCGGCGTGCGAGTTGACTGCCTCGATGATCGACGACAGCATCGCTCCGGTGCTGGTCGGGTCACAGCTGAACGCACCTCGAGAAGTACAGTGCTGGAAGCTGATGCGTCCGTTGCTCAGACGGTTGACCCAAATGGAGAAGGGATCGTTGACATCCTCGTTGATGTGATCGTCGTCGTCGAGAGCGACAACGCTGCCATCCTCGTACTCGATGGCGACGGGCTCGACGTTGAGGTAGCGCTGGTTGACCAGCACGGCTATCTCCGCCAGCGCATCAGTCCGTGTGCTCCGGGGTGCGACGGGCAACGCGACGTGGACCTTGGCGACGCTCTGATTGACGGTCTCGTAGGGCATGTGTGCCTCCTTGGTGTGGGTGTTCGACAGTACGCTGTTGAGCGCACGGTCCTTGGTGGGAGAGTGCACGAGAGCCGGCGCCAGTTGGGACATGACTGGCGCCGGCTGCTCGGATGTTGGTGAGCGGGGCGGAGATCGGCTTCTGTTCCGTGCTCCCCTGTTGCAGCCAGCCGCCATTGGCACTCACCATGATCACGACGCTGTGATCAGAAGGGCTCCTCGGCGGGCTCCTGTGCCCGGGATGGTGCGCCGCTGGTTGCGGGCTGCCGCGACGGGGCTTCGCCGTCACGAGGAGTGGTGATCTTCTCGACCTCGGCCCGGGCCCAACGCAAGCTGGGTCCGACCTCGTCGCAGATCACCTCGACGACGTTGCGCTTCTCGCCCTCGACCTCATAGCTGCGCTGCTCGAGGCGACCGGTGACGATGACGCGCATGCCCTTGGTGGCAGAGGCGGCGAGGTTCTCGCCGAGCGTGTCCCATGCCACGCAGTTGAAGAATGAGGTCTGCTCGACCCATTCGTTGTTCTGCTGGTAGCGGCGGTTGACAGCGATGCCGAAGTTGGCGACGCCCTTTCCGCCGGCGGTGAACCTGAGCTCGGGCTCCCGGGTCAGGTTGCCGATGAGTGTGACGGTGTTCTCAGCCATGTGTCTGTCTCCTTGTGGTGTCAGTGGTTGGGCTGGCTCCTACCTCGATGCGAGGAAGGTCTCTGTGCGCGTTGGCGCGACGGCAGAAGTCATCGATGTCAAAGACAGGATCGACTTCATGGAACAGGTCGACGAGCTCACGAATGATGCGGTCGACGGTGAAGTAGTGGGATTGGGGGACGTGGGCCCGGATGTTGCCGAGCACATGGGCCACGTCGCGCTGCAGGCTGCGCTCGTACACGAACCGGCTCTTGATGTGCGTCATTTGAGTGTGCCTGTCTCGGGATCGTAGTAGCGGAGGCCGACGATCTCGAACAGTGGCACGACAGCAGCGTCGGCGATGAGATCGTCGGCAGCGTTGTCGTCGAGCTCGAACACGAACGGGTCACGGTCTGCCCATCCGCAACCGTCGACCGAGCCGTCGACCATGTGGGTGTCGGCGGGATCGTCGTCGGTGTAGGCGTGGCTGGTCATGAAGCCGTTGATGACCTCATCGGTAGCACCGAGATGACGCAACGCAAGATGAACACAGTCGGCCTCGTTGCAGGTCAGACCGGGACACGGACCCTCGGCCCACCACACGGCGGCGGAGGTGAGTGCACGGTTCGCTGCGCTCAGACGGCCCATCGCCTCGGTGAGGATGTCGATGGCGCGAGCGTCGATGATTCCCTTGGCCCGGCTGTACTTGGCGCCAGGCACGAGGCGATCGCGGTCGGCGAGCCAGTTGTCGTAGCGGTCGAAGATGCTGTTGGTGCTCATCAGAACGGGGGCAATTCGCCGTGAGCAGCAAAGTGCTCGAGGTCGGTGGCGACGGTGTTGACGCCTTGCTGGGCACGCTCGATCTGGTCGGCTTGCTTGGTGATCAGACCGAGCACGGTATGCGCGATCTCGGTGTTGGTCTGGATGTAGGCGGTGATCCGCTCTGTCAGTGCGCGCAGGTCAGCCTCGATGTCGCTGACGCGAATCTCGACGCGACTGACGACTTCGGCAACGTTGCCGAGCCAGGTCTCGATGGCACCCATCCGATCGACGTGCTGGTTGCTGACGATCAGGCAGTCCTGCTCGAGCTGAGTGAGGCGGTCGCTGTGCCGTTGGTGCATCCGTTGCAACGAGTCCGTCGCGTGCTCCCATGCCACGAGATCGGTGTCGTGGACGTGCAGGCGCTCCGTGTGGCTGTCAGTGAGCACATGAAGATCGGTGAGCTCCCCGTCGTGACGACCGATGCGTTCGGTGTGAGCGTCGATGGCTCCACCGTGGGCCTCGATGATGTCAGCCCAGTTCTCGACACGCTTGGCCTTGTCGGTGATCAGCTCCTCGAGTCGTTCGCTGACATAGAACGCGTTGTCGATGCGCTTGGTGTGCGCGTCGCGGTCGAGCTCGAGACTGACGACGCGGTTGCGCAGCTCGGTGTTCTCGTCGGCCAGCTTGAGGATGGCGAGTGCGAGAAGCTGGTCTTGGGCGTGGGTTGTTGACTTGCCCGCAGCGATGTTTCGGATGGGATCAAGGCTGTCGCTCATCAGAAGTCGACTCCTTCGCAGGTGTGGATGGTGGTGTGTGGGTTGAAGATCGGTTCGCCGCCCATGTCATCGCAACGGACGATGGGCTCACCGACAGGATCCATGACGACGATGATGGTGTCGCCAGGGCGGGCGTCGAAGCGCCAGCGGTAGTCCTCGCCGATGGTGATGACCTGAGCGGGGCGATCGTGCTCGATGAGCATGTGTGTGTGCAGGATCATCGGTTGGTGTCCCTTTCGTGGAGGTAGGTGGTCAACGCAGTTTGGGCGCGGCACAGCGCGTTGGTCTTGGTCATCCCATGCCCGAAGGCGATGAGGTTGCCGACCGAGGGCGCGTACTCGATTGCTCGGCGCCGGTCGTCATGGCGACGAGGCACCAGTGTCACTGTGCGTAGCGACCAGTCCCAACAGAGGCGGCCGACGTGCTGATAGCGCAGGAAGGCGACGATCTCAAGGTTGTTACTTGCGATCTCGCCGTCGCTGTTGATGAACTCGAGTCTCGGGTGGCGGGGTTTCATCGGCTGGCTCCTCGTTTGGTGGTTGGAAGAAGAACTGGATGTCCATGAGGATGAAGGTGTCACTCATGATGGGACGATGCCTCGATAGCGGCCAGTCCTGCCCATAGCCAGGCGCGAGCCTTGGCCGGCGTGCCGAAGAACAGGGTGATGCCATTGACGGCCGACTGCTTGGCACGCAGCACGCTGACATCGTCGTTGAGCTTCTCGAACTCGAGGGGTGGGGCATCATGGATAGCAATGAACTGGTTCATCACCAAACTCCTTCGCATAGCTCGTGCTCGTCGCGGAGTGCGACAATGACCGAGAGGGCATGATTGGACGGGAAGATCGGACGGGCAGGCGGCGAGGCTGGGCTCAGCACGATGCGACACGGCACCTCAGGGTGCTGATGTGCTTCGATGCGACCGGCAGTCGAACCACCGACAGACCAACCGACGACCATGTTGACGCCTGGCTCGGCCCACCGGAAGGCGAACACCGCACTCGCCGGCGCGATGAACGGCGCAGCATGGGCTTGTACCCACTCGCGGTCTTGCATCCAACGGCTCAGCTCACCAGCAGCACTGACGACAGTCAGGCTCTTGCCACTGATGACCGTGTAGCCGGCTGGATCCCCTTCGCTTGGCTGGCCGATCATCGCGATCGCCGCCGGTTTGTCGATCGATGTGATCGACATGAGATCGAACGATGTCGAGAGGTTCTCGAGGATCGTGTAATGAACGTCCGTCGTGGACATGACCGTTGCTCCTTTCGTTGGCGTGAATGATGATGTGCTCGGCAGAGCAGGCTGGCTAGAGCCACGGCTCAGTGTTGGGCCCCGGGGGACGGGTCCAGGGCCCAACACTCAACTGTGGCTCACGTCGGCGCAGCTTTCCATGTGCTCGGACGGAGATTTCTCCTCCGCGCGCCCGCAGCTGGAAGCGCAGCGCCGGCTCCGCCGGCTCCGGCTCGCGTTCTCGCCGGGCAGCTGGAGCTCGCGCCCTTAGCCGGCTCGCACGGCCGCAGCTGAGTCTCGCTGGGCGAGGAGCTGGTGCCGGACCCTCGACGAGTGTCGTGCGCGGCCGCAGGCGAGGTGCCTCTTGGTCTCGCCGGGCGAGGACGTGGTGCTCGACCCTCGATGAGTGGCGTTCGCGCCACCGATCGGGTGCCTACGCTCCGAGCGAAGCGAGGAAAAATTTTTTGGGCGAGGGCGAGACGCCCACCCCGGGGAAGGTGGGCGCCTCGGCTCGGTCACCAGACCGGACGCTTCGGGGGGCGGGGAGCGCGGTCGGTGGTCTCGGTGTCGAGGTCATCGCTCGACTGGTTGCGGCGGGCGCGCAGGGCGGAGAGGCGGCGCATGCCTCGGGTCGCTTCGTCGAGGGCGGTCATTGCGTCCTCTGCCTGCTCATAGTCGGTGAACTCTGCGACCAGACCGGACACTCCGCGTGCGTTGTAGTAGCTGGCAATGCATCGGCCATCGGTGCCGACACGGACTGTCGGTTGGTAGAGCATCGCTGCGACCACGGTGCCACGGTCGTGCGACGGGCTGCCTTCCTCGGTGTAGACCGCCACGATGTGCGGTGCGGGGGTGTCGTAGGGGTCCTGCACGTCATCGAGGTGGGAGAGGTTGAGCGACACTCGTCGGAGGACGTTGTCCGGGTTGGCTTGCGCCTCCTTCATCGCCGTTTGGATCGTGCGGAGGGCAACGGGCGGGGCGACTCGGGGATTCGCAAGCTTGTACTCCCTGGCGTCAACCTCGACCGGGCGAACGAGGAAGGGTGAGAAGCCAGAGGCGGTGAACTGTCCATACCGCTCGATGGTGGCCATGTGTGCGGCGAGCTCCTCGGCTTCGTGCACGTCGAGATCCTCGGGGGCGAGGGCGTCGGCTTGCGCCTGCTCTATGATCTGCTCCGCTGTGGGAAGCTCTGCGAGGTCGGCTTCGATCTCGGCGTTGATTCGGTCCTGTCGGGTGGTGGTCATTGCTGCTCCTTGGTGGTGGTGTGGTTTGAGAAGGTGCGGGTGGAACGGATACGGACGGACTCGCGAGTGACGGTCCACCCCGGGGCGATTTCGACGGTTTCGAGGACGGTCACGCGGACTGCCATGACCGGGCCGTAGGCTTCGATCGGGGGCAGGGGTTCGGTCGTCGAGGTGTCGAGGGCCATTGCCAGAATCGCGCGGTCTCCGTCACGGAGGTTGACGGCGAATTCGTCGAGGGCAGGCTCCGGCCAGTAGCAGCGGCAGTCGGCGTGTCGCGCGGCGCATCCTGGCCAGTGGTGGGTGTTCGGGTCGAGGTACGACCGGAACGGGGCGTCGAGGGCGGCGCGCTCTCGGGCGGGCATCCTCTCGATGGGTGGATGGGTGGTCATGTGTCCTCCTTGGTGTGGGTCGCCGAGCATCGGCTCCTACGTGCAGCCAAGCGCAGGCCCGGCTCTCGGCGTGCAGGTTGGCCAGCCGGATACGGGCCCGTTGCCCTTTCGGATAGGGCGTTGCGCTCGCGCTCGGGTGACCGTTGGTCCGTCCTGTGGACGAGCTGGGTGTCGAGTTGCAACGCCTTGTCCGAAAGGGCAGTGGATGCCTTGTTCGGGTGGCTAGGTTGCGGGCCGTTGCCGGGTCTGTGCGGATGCTCTCGGCATAGCCGTGACCGTCCATGGGACAGCCTTCGATCGGCAGGAAGTACCCCCTGCTGGCGGTCTGAGAGGTAGGTACTCAAGCGCCGGCCAGAGTGGGAGCTTCGTCCTAGTCGGGACTCGGGGGCCGCTGAGGCGACCTTGAATGGTCAGCGGAAACTGCCTCGGGCGCTCTCGAAGTTCGCTTCTTCGCAGCCTGCGCACTCGAAGGCCTCGAACGTGCGGTACTGGGCAGCGAAGGGCTGGCCGCAACCAGGGCATGTGTCCCACTCGACCGGGTGGCCGCAGATCGGGTCTTGGAGACTCATGCGAGACCACCGTTGAGCCACTCAGCCATCTCGTCCAGGTGACGAGCGTTGTCGCACTCGACGCAGTAGCAGGGCAGCCCCTCGTCATGGGCGAAGGAGCGCGAGAGGCTGGTGAGGTTCCCCCACGGTGCGGGTGCCTCGGCGGCGACCAGGCGGGCATCGGCACATGGCGTGCAGTACGGCAGGGAGTTGCTCGCGAAATTGAGCACAGGAGTGTCGCACTCGATGCAGGACGTGAGCGCCCATGCGGGAATGGCGACTCGGAGAGCGGGGTCGGGTGGGGCGAAACTGGTCATGGTGGAGATCCTCTCGTGTGGGCGTTGTTGCCACGAGATCCCAACGTGTAGCGCAGCCAGCGTGTGCGGGCCAGGAGGGCGAGAGGCAGCCCCTCTGGCACGCTGTAGCCATCCGCAGACCGGGAAGGGTGCTGAGTGAGGACCAGCCAGACGTGGAGGCTGCAGGACCGTCACAGAGCACGAGCAGAGCCAAGCTCGTGAGAGGATGAACGTGCAGGGTGGGGCAGCAGAAGGCAACAGGCACCACTTATCCACAGGGCTGGGGGTGGCTCCAGGGTGCGGGAGAGGCGTGCTGAGGTGCAGGTGGGAGGCAGGAATAGGGGTACGTGAGCGATAGGGGGGGTCTGCCAGGTGGGGGTATCCATATATAACCGTCCTGTCCAATCTTCCGGTTCTGTGACGGTGAGTGAGCAGCTCTTTCCCCCTCGTGGGTGGCTGTGGTTCGAGATCCAGCGATGGCCCCTCCCGAACGGCTGCCACATCCGTTCTCCCGGCCGTCTCGCACGGCTCACACGTCATTGCTCCACCTTGTCCACACTTCGTCCCTCGCTGCACCGGTGGAGAGGGGCCTTTCGGCATCTCAGCTGCGGATCCCACTGGCCAAGGTGAGGCACTGGCTGATTCAGCATCCATTCGGGTCGGCCGTCGTACCTCGGCCGCAAGGTTTGGGGCGAGTTACTTGTGCTTGCGATGCTGCCGATTTTGGGCGGCGCCGATCATGGTTGATCGGATGAAGGAGTCGGCTGCCTTCGAGCAAGCGAGGTCGGGCTGCCAGTGTGCCCATAGCGTCGCAGCGCCGAGGCCCTTCACTGGTGTGACCGGTGTGCCGACTGGATAGTGCTGGTTGCAACCCCGGCAGATGCCGGCGAAACGGGCAATGACGCGGGTTCGGTCGAGATCTCTACGGGTTCCCGTATCGACCTTCGAGCCTTTCCCCATCGGATTCTCCTTGCCTGTTCAGGCTGGATCCTCTACGATGGGCCCAGCGATTCATCTGGAACGCCGGTCCCCCTCGAGAGTCGAAGCTCGGGGATATGGGGTCGGCGTTCTTCGCGTACTGTACTCCCTCACCATCGGGGCGCGTCAAGAGGTCGTTGCAGATTTCTTGCGGTGGTGTAAGGTCGTACACATGTCCTATGCCTTCAAGTTGGTTGCTCGGTTCTTCGTCATCTGTGCCGCTGTGCTGTCGACGGTGGTGGTCTCCGAGAGCATCCGGCCGGCGCCCACGGCCGACGCCTACCTGACCTGCGCGGTCGCCGGGCAGACCAGTGTCGGTGCCTACGCCATCGCCACGGTCCATCCCGGCAATCCGTTGCAACAGTGCAAGGTCAGCTTCTTGTGCCGCAGCCAGACCGGTGTGATCACCGTTCGTTCCGGGTCGTGGGTGTTCTCGGGGCAGAGCGCGGCGTCGTGCAACGTCGGCAGTGTTCGGGCGAGCTCGGCGGCGGCGATCCTTCGCAACGTGTTCTGATGACGGATCGTCCCTTCGACCACGAGGACTATGAGCTGCTCGTGCCGTTCGTGGCCTGCTCCGATCATGGTGGTCCGTTCGAGCCGATCCCGTACACAGCGGGGTTCGAAATGGGCAAGTTCTGGCAGCAGTGCGAAACGATGCGCTCGATCGGCCGACCGTCGATGCGTTGCTTGATCCGACGCGACAACAAGGCCCAGGCTGATCTGATCGCGATGCACTTCGGGATGGAGTGCCTCGACGAGCCGATCGATGACGAGTTCAGCGAGTGGCTACCGATCATCTTCGGCTACGACATCATCGACGACACACAGGACTCCGCCGAATGAAGATCCACGACCTGATCGACGCGATCTCCAAGGTCGACAAGGGCACCGGCAAGCTGGCCGACATCGATCTGACCTTCAAGCTCTCGGGGCGTGATGAGTTTCGGATCCTCGGTGTCGTGGTGACCGATGACAAGATCGAGCTGTACTAGTGGGCAATCGCTTCACCGCGATCCCTGCTGAGGCCGACGATCTCGACCGACAATGGCTGGAGGGTTGCACTGCAATTCCCGATGGCTCGTTCATCGAAGGCATGGTTGCCGTTGTCGGCTACGTCACCCCTGACGGCGAGCACAAGTGGATGCTGTATCTGCAATGCGATCTGCCGACCTCGGCCGTCGTCGGCCTGTTGGAGATGGCCAAGTTGGAAGCCATCTCGCGTTCGCCCGGCACGGTCTCACCGAACCGCGACCCGGACGACTAGCATCTCGGTCGTGAACGACATCGTGGCTGCCGGTGAAGCAATCCTTCGCCGTGAGGCAGAGGTGGCTGCAGCGGAGCAGGCGATGCTCGAGCTCGGCGGCAACGCCATCGGCATCCATGCTCTGTTGAACACGATCATGCTGCGTCTCGAGAAGCTCGAACAATGCGTCGAGGAGCATGGTCGGCAGACCGAGCAACTGATCCTGGCGACGCGCGTCCGGCGACCGGTGCGCGACGACGACGGCACGATCCTGTACGTTGTGGACGAGATTGTGAAGCCTCGAGTCGAGGCGATGGAGGACTGAGATGGCCAAGCCCAACGTTGACCGGCGACACGGTCTAAGGATCCGCCTGCTGCGCGAGGGCGGAGCGATCTTCCTCAACGACGCCCTCGAGCCTGGCGACCCACCGACCAAGATCTCGGTCCCGGTCGACTACGCCGAGCGCCAGGACTTCATCACGATCAACAACCCGCGCCCGGTCGTCGCGCCGGCGGGCCCGGCCGACAAGCCGTTCGCCAAGGTCCACACCTTCGTCCACGCCGACGAGCTCGTGCTGCGGATGAAGGACTCCGACTACCACTACGCGGTGGTCGGCCAGCCGGGCAAGTACGACAGCGCGGGTAAGCCGACCGACAAGGCCGGGGATCCGACCAGCGAGGTGCGCTGGTACTACGACGCAGATCTGGTGGTGAGCTGACATGGCCGATTTCGTCTACAACCAAGCCAAGGGCAAAGCGGCCGAGTGGGCTGCGCGAGTCGAAGCCAACGACCCGGCCAACTCGGTGTTCGTCATCGAGGCGATCAACACATCGGCCACCGACGCGACGCTGCGGGACCTCGACACGTTCGCGCTGATCGAGTCCGACGCCAACACCGCTGAGGTCACGAACGGTGGCTACGCGCGCAAGAGCCTTGCCAACGGCACGCTGACCATCACGATCGACGACACCAACGACCGCACCGACATCGACTGCGCCGACCAGACCTGGACGGCGATCGCAGCGGGCACGGCGTGGACCGATCTCGTGTTCGGCTACGACTCCGATTCGACCGGTGGCACCGACTCGAACGTGATCCCGGTCACCCAGCACGACTTCGCGATCACCCCGGATGGCTCGGATATCACAGCGACCATCGCGGTGTTCTACCGGGCGAGCTGACCTCTTGGAGGCTGCTATGCGCTACCTGAACACTCAACCGTCGATCGACGTGGTTCCCTGACCCGATGGCACTCACAGCATCCTCGTCGCGGCTTCATCCAACTAAGGAGATAACAACAATGAGAAGGTTCCTGACTGGCACGCTCCTGGCTGCCACAATCGTCCTATCGGGTGGCGTTGTCGCCGCGTCGGACTTTCCGACCATCCCACCGTCGCCCGGCACGGTCGTGCCTCGCGCCGAACTCGACTTCGTAAGAGGTGGCACAACGGTCCGTTTCCACAACCCGGCTCCGGTCGCCACACGGGCGTCCACCATCGTCGTCACCGAGAACCCCCTGTACAACGGCGCGACGTTCTCGGCCGTGGAGGGTGTCGTCTGCGGCCCGAACTGGGTTGTTGGCGGCAACAGGTTCAAGAAGGTCACCACCCTCAAAGGGTTCAAGTGCACCGTGCAGTCATTGGCGCCCGGCGACGAGCGCACTGTGGCCATCACTCTCGCATGAGCCTCGTGGTTCCGGGTTCACCGGAGTTCCTGTGGACTCTTGATACGGCGGCAGGTCGACCGTCGTCCACGAAAGGCACGTCTGTTGCTCCCGGTGCTAGTAACGCAAAGGGGTCATGGGTTGAACTGATCGACGGTGCTCTGGTCGTAAATGACGTGTGGGGGATTCAGGTAGTCAGCCACGCCGGATCGTCCCCGGCGCAAGCCAGGAACATGCTCATGGACGTTGGTATTGACCCGGCCGCTGGGACCTCGTACACGACGATCATCGCTGACCTGATGGTTTCGTGTGCGGGAGACCAAAACCCGGGCATTTCTTACTACTTCCCGCTACACATTCCGGCCGGAGCGTCGATCGCAGTCCGAGCAGCGGTGAACAACGCAACAGCGGGGACCATGCGGGTGTTCGCAGTTCTGCAAGGCGAACCCCGAAACCCTGACGTGAGCCGCAAAGGACATGTTGTCGAGTCGATTGGCATCACTGGTGCTTCGTCGTCCGGCACGGCGGTTACGTCCGGCACGGCCTCGGAAGGCTCATGGACGTCGCTCGGCACTGTCACTCGGCAGGCGTGGTGGTGGCAGGCCGGGTTCGGCGTCAGCGACTCGACGATGGTTACACAAACCTATGGCATGGACCTATCAGCCGGGAGTGCCGGTGGTGACACAATGCTGATCGAGGAGCAGTTGGTGGGCACCACTAGTGCAGAAACAGTGGCTACCCGATGCCCTCAAGGTCTCACTGCACGAGGGGTTGCGGCAGGCTCGACCGTATACGGACGACTGCAATGCTCGGGAACAGCAGACTCAAACCTATCAATGGCCGCTTACGCCCTGAGTTGAAGGAGACGACGTGGCTATCACCGCACTGTACGAGAACTCGGCAAGCATCTCGACAACCGAGTACTCGTTGACGAACAACTCCACGTCGATCGCAGCAAAGACTGATGATGGTGTGTTTCAGACGTTCCTCGACCTCTCGGCGATGGTTGCTGGTGATGAGTACGAGCTCAAGGTCTACGAGAAGGTCACATCGGGCGGCACGCAGCGCGTCGTCTACCGGACCTACTTCCTCGGAGTGCAGTCGGAGCCTCATTGCGTTCTGCCGTCGCTGGTGCTGATGCACGGCTGGGACGTGACCCTCGACCGTCTTGCTGGTTCCGATCGGACCATCGCCTGGTCGATCCGCCAGGTGGCGTAGCTCATGTCGTGGCTCTGGCAGCCACTCCCCGCTGCGGGCATCTCAGCGAGTGGCGGAGGCCCGTTCACTGAACCGGCGAACACCGCCACCGAAACAGACACCGCTCTCGCGATCGGTCGGCGCAAGACCCGCGCACTCGGAATCTCCACCGAGACCGACACGGCGCTGGCTCTCGGTCGCCGCAAAACCAGAGCAATCGGTATCGCGACCGAGACCGACACGGCGATCCAGTTCGCCAAACGCCTCTCCATCGACATCGCTCTCGAGACCGACACGTCGATGCCGATTGGTCGACGCAAGACCAAGGCAATCACTCTCGCCGCCGAGACAGACACGGCCCAGCCGATAGCGCGACACAAGACCCGCCTCGTCGGGATCTCGGGCGAAACTGATACCGCGCAGCCGATCGGCAAGCGCAAGACCAAGGCGATCACATTCCCCACAGAGACCGACACGGCCGGCACGTTCGGACGTATCAAGACCAAGCCCATCGGGATCTCAACAGAGACCGACAGCGCACTGGTCATCACTGGCAGCCTCGGTGGTGGAGCTCTGAGCGCTGCAGCCAATACGGCGCTCGAGACCGACACGGCCGGCGCGCTGGGAAGGTCCAAGCGAAAGGCCCTTTCAGTTGCAGCTGAGACCGACGCTGCAATTCAACTTGGAGCTCGCAAGACCAAGACAGTCACCGCAGCAACCGAGACCGATACAGCCCAACCCCTCGGCCGGCGCAAAACCCGGGCGGTCACCCTCGCCTCGGAAACCGACACGGCTCTGGCGATCGGCCGGCGCAAGACACGAGCAATCGGGATCGCGACCGAGACCGATACCGCAGGCGCCCTCGGACGACGCAAGACCAAGGCAATCGGCGTCGGCTCCGAAACCGACAGCGCTCTGCCGATCGTTCGCCTCACCGGCCAGACCGTCGAGATCCTGTTCGCCCTCGAGATGGACTCGGCCGGCACGATCACCGCCCGGCACACGCTGGCGATCGAGACTGCCGACGAGACCGACTCGGCCGGCGGGGCGATGTTCGGAGTCGGCCTGCTCCCACCGCCGCGCACCCGTCGTGGCGGATCGACGCGCTCGCCGCTGAAACCACCGCGCTCCAAGCACGAGTCGGTGCGCGAGGTCCGGCTCAACTATCCGCCGATCATCGAGCCGACACTCGAGCCGGCCGCCGAGATCATGCCGCCCATCCTCATCGAGCCCGTCGAGGCCGAGCCGCAACCGTTGCCGACCAGCGATGACGAGATGTGCCTGTTGCTCTGCTGAGCCGCGCTAACGTTTCGCGCATGGCAATTCGCAAGTCAGCTGCCAAGAAGGCCGCTGCTCCCCCCAAGCCCGCTCCTCGCAAGAAGCCGGCACCCAAGCCTGAGCCTGTCGAGGAGCTGATCCCGGCCCACGTCAACCGCCCGACTCCGCCGAGCCCGGCCGTCGTCGGTGGCGTGACACTGCCTGACTTCTCGACCGAGCCGGTCCTGCCCGAGATGGGATTCGGCTACGACGACCAGCTCGTGACGATCACCGACCGCGCCGGCGTCAAGCACGAGGTCTCCAAGGTCCACACCTCTCGTGCGGAACGCGCCGCGCTCGCCGAACAGGGCTGACTGACGCTCCACGTCTGATCGATTCGGAACTGATACCGTTTCGGTCACCACTTCCCAGGAGGAACAATGGCCACAACAGGCGTCAACAGCCTCACAGACGTAGTCGGCGCAGCTGCGGCCGTCTACACCCTGACAGGCAAGCAGAAGCAAGTCGCAGTGAGGAACCTGCACGCAACGCAGGTCATCACCTGCCGAGTGTTCACCGGCAACACCTCGGCTGCAGCCATCGCTGCCGCGACGGCCACTCCGGCCGTCATCGGTGCGTCCGAGAACATCACGATCCCAGCCGCCGCCGCAGGCGCCCGGACGGTGGTGCTCAAGTCGGGCCGCTCCGTGTACGTGTCGCTGTCGATGATCGCATCCGGCGCCTCGACCGGCGTGACCGTCGAAGGTACGACCTTCAAAGACGGCCAGTAACAAGCCTCGCCGGGTCGGGGGTCGTTCGGTCCCTCGGCCCGGCTGGATTCTGCTATGGCCAAGATGATGGGCGACCGTCGCAATGAGGTGACGGAACAACGCAAAGAGCGCTGTCTCCACCTGATCGAAGGTGGCATGACGGTACTCGAGGCGCTCAGCGATCCGTCGATAGGTGTGTCGTATTCCGCCTATCGGAAGTGGAAACAGCGTGACAAGCGTTGGGCGGCGAAGGTCGACATCATCCGCGCGACGCACCAACAGCGAGTCGCCAGCTCCGATCTGACCAGTGCCCAGTTCGCGCTGCGCTACTTCGGGCGTGTGCGAGCCGACTTCCAGCAGCAGTGGATCAATGCCGTCGAATGTATGCAGCCCGGCAACATCTTGATGGCGCTGTGGCCACCGGCCCATGGCAAGACCACCACGTTCGAGGACTACGCCACGGAGAAGATCTGCCGGGTGCCCGAGTGGAGGAACACTACAGCCTCGGAGTCCGACTCGATCTCCAAGCGCATCGTCGGCCGTGTCCGCAACCGACTCGAGCTCAACGGGCCCTTTCCTCTGCTTGTGAAAGAATGGGGCCCGTTCCGCCAAGACACCGGCTCCGGCCGGTCATCCCAGTTCCACCAGCCGTGGAACAACAACCACTTCCGCGTGATGAAGAAGCAAGGATCAGATGAACGAGACCACTCCATGCTCGCGATCGGATGGAATTCTTCGACTGTCTCCATCCGCACCGATCATCTCCACATCGACGATATCCAATCGCTCAAGACTCTGGGACGCACTGAGCCCCAGATTGCATGGCTCCGTCAGGACGCCCTCTCGCGGCCAGGAGAAACCGGCATCACCTCCATCGCCGGCACCCGAGTAGACCACGGCGACTTCTACGAGGAGCTTTTGGACGACGACGAGCTCGATGGAATCCTCGAAGTAATCAAGTTCCCGGCGATCATCTACGACGCCGATGGCAACGAGCGACCGCTGTGGCCCGCGCAGTTCACCCTCGATGGGTTGGACCGGATCCGGCGCAAGGCCGGCAACGAGGCGTTCGACCGCAACTACATGATGAGCCCCGGTCAGTCCAAGACCAAGCGCACCTTCTCCGATGAGGGCAAGGCCCGGGCCCTCAGCCAGTCGCACAAGCTCAACCACTTCGAGTTCGAGAGCCTGCTCAAGCCACCGATCATCCTCTCGCTCGACCCCGGCCTGGATCCCGGCAAGTGCACACTCGACGCATGGGCGCCGACTACCGACACGATGCGCCTCGTCGCCAACTGGGAATCCGACAAGCTGCTCCGCAATGAGGAGATCGTCGAGCAGATCCGCCGAGCACTGGATCTCCTCAGCCCGCACTACCGGGTGACCACCCTCGTAATCGAGGCGATGAACTTCCAGCGCGGTCTGGCTCGCGACGACAGACTGCTGGCCCTCAAGGACCGCTACGGCTTCCGGATGCGCGAGCACCTGACCAACATCAACAAGTACGACGAGAACATCGGCATCGCTTCGATGGCCGGCGACTGGGAGGCGGGAAAGATCATCCTGCCCTACTTCGACGAGAAGCGAACACGCATCCCGATCGACGAGCTCTGTCGCCAGCTCAAGGCATGGCGACCACTGGCTCGCGGCTCGCGGTTGCGCCAGGACCGGGTGATGACGATGTGGTTCGCGTGGATCGTCTGGCAAGAGCAGCGTCATGTGCTAGGGCGCGCTCCCACCAGTTGGAAGCGCCAGGGCCTACCATACGGAGCAGGTCGTCCACAGCCCATCATCCCGATCGGAGTCCAGCTATGACATACCAATGGTCTCAGATCGTCGAAGCAGTTCGACTGATGCAGTCCGACCAGGGCCCCTTGTTCCAGCGGATGCGCGACATCCTCATCCGCTACGAGGGCGAGTGGGTGATGCCGATGGTCGACTTGAAGAATGAGCCGAAGATGCCTCAGCTGACCCCGGCGCTCGTCGGCGAGGCCATCGACCAGATCGCACTGCGCGCCTCGAGCGTCGCGCCGACGATCTTCTCGCCACCGATGCAGTTCAACAAGGACCGTGGCAAGGGCTCCCGGGCCTACGGCGCGACCCGCGCTCAGATCATCAATGCCACCTACGAACAGTCGCGGTGGTCGCTCGGCCGGCGCCGGTATTACCGGCACCTCACGGCCTACCACACCGCAGCGATCGTCGTCATCCCCGACATGGTGGCCAAGATGCCGCGCATCGAGGTGCGTGACCCACTCTCGAGCTATGTCGAGCCGATGGCCAACGAGAGCCTGCGTGATCCGAACTACGCCTGCTTCGTCACTCGCCACTCCGGCGCGTTCCTGCGCGACCGGTTCCCCAAGACCAAGTCCGAGAACGGCGGGCCGATCGGCACGCGCGATGTCACCGGACTGTGGGACATCGTCGAGTGGTACGACCACGAGGATGTCGTGTGGGGCCTGCTCGGACCCTGCGAGACCCAGACGCAGACGTTCAGCACCAACCACATGTACAACACCACCGTCGCGCCGGATCTCGAGCTGGCCCGGTTGCACAACTACGCCGAGATGCCGCCGGTGTGCGTGCCGCACAACGTCAGTCTCGGCAGAATCGCGTCGCGGATCGGCTCCCTGCTCGGCAACATCGACCTGCAGGCCAAGATGATGGCGCTGAACATCGTCGCCCAGGAGAAGGCGATCTTCCCCGACACATGGGTGATCGGCTCCAAGGGCTCCGAACCCAAGCTCGTCCACGGCGAATGGAAGGATGGCCGCAGTGGAGAAGTCAACATCATCGAGGACGCCGACGCAGTCGGAGTTCTGCGAAGTACACCAGATCCAACCACTGGCCAGCTCATCGACCGACTCGAGCGGAACTTCCGCACGTCAACGTCGCTTGTCCCTCAGCTGGGTGGGGAGACCTACGGAGCGCTTCGCACTGGTCGCGGGATCGATGCTCTTTCGAGCATGGCCCTCGACCCCCGAGTTCAAGAGCTCCACGAGGTAACCGAGGCATACCTGCCGATGCTCAACCGTGGGATCCTGGCCACCTACACGGGCTACTGGCCATCGAAGAAGTACTCGATGTACTGCGGCTATGCCAACAACCGCAAGCTCGTCGAGTTCGTCCCGAGCGAGCACATCGAAACGCTGGAGAACAGCGTCAGCTACTACATCTCGGGCGCCGACGTGATGCAGTTGACGCAGGTACTCGGCTCGCTGTACGGGGCAAAGGCGATCTCCCGGCAGACGTTCCAAGAGCAGCACCCGATGATCGGCAACGCCGATGCCGAAGCAGCACAGACGCGCGAGGAGGAGCTCGAGGCCGCAGTGATGGCCGGGCTCACCCAACAGGTGATGACCGGCGCATTGCCGCCGACGATCCTGGCAATGGTGGCCAAGAAGCTCAAAGATGGCCTGGATGTGTTCTCGGCAGTCGAGCTGATCGACACGGAGCTCCGCAAGCTGCAGGCCACTCCTGCTCCGCCGCCAGAGGAAGGGATGACCGCCGCGCCAGAGACCATGCCCGGTCTCACCGGTGGTCCAGCAGCCGACCAGCAACCTGGTGCTGCACCTGAGATCGCACCGCCGGCCAACGCCGGGGCGATGCGACAGGTCATGGCAGCAATGAGTCAGCAAGGGGCAGGCTGATGCCTCGCAAGCGCCAGACTCAATCGGGCGCTCCGGCGCAACCGATGCCCAAGGTGGCGCCGCAGACCTACGGCCAGGGCGTCGAGCAGCAACAGCTGAACATGGCCTTGCCAACCCCGAACATGCAGACCGGAGCACCGACCGGCGCAGTGGCGATGCCGGAAGCACCGATGCCCGAGCAGTACTCGCAGGATCAGGTCATGGCGGCGGCGACCGGGCTCGCCGATCAGACCGGACTGCTCAATCGCGACACCACGCGTCCGCAGGAACCGATCACTGCCGGCTTGTCACGCGGGCCGGGTCCGGGGCCAGAGGCGCTCGGTGTCGTTCAAGGCACACCCGCAGGAGACATGCTCCGTCGACTCAGCGCATCGACGGGCGATCCGTACTTCGCTGAGCTCGCACGGAAAGCACAAGCCTGATGGTCTACGTCAGAGACAGAAGCGCGCAGACCGATGGCAACGTCGTCGATCAACGCCAGCTCTCACAGAGGATCCGCCTCGTCGCGGCCAACAACCCGTACATGGCCGACGACCTCCCCGCGCTCACTGCGATGGGGATGTCGAACGTGTCGACCGACGACCTCGTCGCCAACGCCGGGCAAATGTACGCGATGGCCACTTCCGACAACCTGGCCAATCAGCTCAAGGGTCTCAGCCCCGGCGCACAGCGAGCGATCGTCGCCCGCCTCGCGCCTGGTCAACAGCAAGCACTCGCGCAGATGGGCTATCAACAGCCCGACCGCGAGGAAGGCTCACTGCTCGGCTCGTTCGCCAGCATCGTCGCCAAGCCGATCGGTGTCATCTCCCGAGGAATCGCAGGAGTGCCCGGAATCGAGCCCGTCGTCGGTGGAGCGCTCGAGGGACTGACGTGGGTGGCCAACCAGCCTGGCCACTTCTATCGGACGATGCGCGTGCAGGACGATGGCACCCAATGGGCAGCGCTGGCCGGCGGAATCGCCGGTCTCGCAGCCGTCGCGCTGGCCGTGCCGACCGGTGGCGGATCGTTGATGGCCCTCGGTGCGCTCGGTCTCGGCGCGACAGCCGGTGGTGCGGCGGCGAGCTTCGGGTTCTCGGCAGCTCGAGGAGCATTCG